ATATCCAGAGCCAACTGCTTCTCAGTTATCTCAAAGGATATATCAAGGTGTGTATCCAGCTTTACTGAAACGCTTTTCTCACTGATGTCTTGGGCTGACCAAGAACCAGTCCAGACCTGTGATTCAAACGTTGCTGGCACTCGGATACGAATAGTATCGCCAACCTTGCGATACTCAGTGTCGTAAGCCCTATGAACCAGTCCGCCAAAGACAAGATTGTTTTCAAGAACAATTAATGCTTCCTTAGCGATGATACTCGGGGTCAGAAAAATATTTGCCACTTTTATTTACCTCTTATTAGTATTTAGTTATACGATATCGACCTATCGTTTTTGTCGGGCTTTATACCACTCAGCATATTCCTTAGGAGTCATCTTCTCCAACTGCTCTATGCTCGGATGAGCGGTTATTGTAGCCCCGGAGGAGATACCTGTATCAAACTTCGGAGGTTTCACTTCTTCCTTCTTAGCAGGTTTATTGGCTTTCTCCCATCTTAGTGCCTTAACTTCCAGCTCTTCCTCAGTATGACAGCCGACAAACTCGTTTATGTCTATACCTGTTTCCTTAGCCAGCTCAATAGCCTTTGCATCCATCCTTACCTTCCACTGTTGCATTTCAGCTTCGTATCGCTGGTCTTCTAGTTCAGCCTTAGCTCTGTCTACTTCCCTTTGAGCATCACGAATAGCCTTTTTGCTAGTGTAGGTCTCTCTGAATTCAGGGTCATCAAGCTTCAGGTCTTTGAGTTCGGCTAAGTCCTCCTGAGCAGCTTTTAGGTCAGCTTCCTTTGATTTTAATTGGGATTCTGCCTTTCTAGTCTCTGCGTTGCGTAAGTCCAGTTGCCTTTGTATAGACTCCAGCCCCTTGCTTACCGCTCTCTGAAAATCCTCCTCAGTATAGGTTTTCCCAGTTGGCTTTTCCTGTGATTGAATTGGCTCGGCTTGTGGTTCTGCCCCTTCAACCTTCGTATCAGTCCCCTGTGTCATGTTTATTCCCTCCTTATTTATATTATATCATAAAAGCCCGAAGGCTATAAAAAAGAAAGATAGATTACCATTACTTTTTCATTTCAATACCTCTGTTACGCATCCTAGTGCTTCTCATCATTATTTCCCTGTAATCCTCCTGAATATATCTAGTGTATCAAGCTCACCAGGTCGCTTAGGGGTGGGTCTGGGCGTGGTAAATCTGGGCGTGATAGTTCTTCCACTAATGGGTTTGTATCCATACCACCTAACAAGGATTGCGTCTATACGGGGATGAGCTAAACGGTATGCTTCTCTTCGTGTTGCCTGATATGTTCCTTTAGGAATAGCCCAATATTCCTTAAGGGCTTCCATATCCTTAATATACTCTGCCATCAAGAAACCCCATTCAGTTAATCCTATATTTCTATCTACATAAGCATTTTTGGCAGAAGTCCATAGTTTTCTGAGTGCGGTCTCAATCGCTTCTTGTTTATCCCAATCAATCTCCTTTGATGGCTTTCGGGCTAATTCAAATGTGTTGTAGTATTCTACAAGAGCCCTTTTGTTAGGGTCTTCAGGTAATTTACCTGTATCCTCAAATAGCTTGAAATCTATATCAACCTGTCCCTTTCTACTTGATATTTCTCTCTTTAATAATGTAACCTCATTCCTAAATTGATTAGCCCTTTGTCTATAGTCAGTTCCCTCTAACCCCCTAGTCTCAGTAAGAAACTCTGTAACTAGAGCCTCTCCCCTAACAATCCTCTCCTTGTCTAAATCATCCAATGTGGCAAATCCCAATGCCCTTTGCTGCTGACGCTCCACCGCTGCTTTGCTTCTCAATCCTAGCTCGGTCTCTAACATTTCATTCTTAGATAAATCCTTTTTCTGATGTTGCTCAAGGTCATCCCATTTCCTAACAGGCGTCCCATCAGCTTTGAGGAAACCGCTTTCTCTAGCCACTCTATCAAGTAATGCCATAGTCATTTCCGCCCGTAGGTTCAACCCAGTCGTCTGTATCCCCAACCCTAGTAATCCCAACCTATCTTCATATTCAGGTATCGTCTGGGCAAAAAGCTCTGAACCGAGTTCTTCAGCAGCCCTACGCCCAATCTCCGGGAGGAGACCACCAATACCTATTGGGGCAAATCCATCATATAAAGCCTGTGAGATTCGTGAGATAATACCACCAGGCCCAACATCAGTTATTGGTGCACCATAAAAATCGGTGCCACTTATTTGATTTATCAGCATTCTAACAGGCACGCTTTCCCTTGATGTAATAAAAAAGGTGGGATTAAGAACCCTGAAAGCAGTATCAGCCTGCCCCACTAAATCTAGCGTTAGTTCTACTCCACCCCTTCCCTTTATCGGGAGGGTCGGAGCCATAGATTGGGTATTATAGCCAAAAGGTAGGGGGCCATAAGCATCTTTAGAGATGGGCACATATCTCTCTTTGGGTAATGGCTTCCCCGTAAAAGCAAAGTGAATTAAGTTAGCAACAATAGCCAGGAATAAAAATGCACCAATATAATATCTCCTCCAAAACCAAGCCTGAGGCCCCTTGATAGCACCTGCCGCTTGTCTGAGTAAGCCCTCATTCTCATTCATAGAGAACATTACTCTTCGTAGGCTTTCCCTGAGCACCCTATTCTGAATAACACTTTGGGATGCCGGGATAAGAGAGAACATCTTATTTGTTTCCGTAGCAATCATTCCGTTTAGCTGAGCATCAGTTGCCGATGGGAAATGCCTTGCCATCATCGGAGCAATATGGTACTTGATAGCATTTACAACTGAAGCGGGATAGGTCCCATCAAATAAGCCTCGCCTCATAGCACTTTCAATATCACCAATCAACCTACCGAAGCCTCTTACTATTCCTGCGATACCAGTCTCTTTAGCAATGCTCTGTATTACTTTATCCATATCTGCAGGGAATATAGTTACATCTGCTGTAGATAACCCAGCTTCCCTAATTCCCCTAAAGTGAACATCTGGTCTCCCCTTAATAAGAGGCTCTGTGCTATCAAGTTGTTTTAGCAATGATAGCCTCGTGGCTGGATGAAAATTAGACTTCAGTATATTAATGGCTATTTGGGGGTATCTTAATCCTGCGACAATCGCTTCCACAGGATGCCCAGCGAGAGCCGCATCAAAGGCGTGCCCCCAGGAGATAAAACCAGAGCGCTCTAGAAAGTCCTGTTGCTGAAAAAAAGAGCCAAATAGTTTGGCTCTCTTCGTGCCAAAGGTTAAGGCGTCAATGATTGTTAATGGGTCTATTGACTTGCCAGCAAAAACTATCTTTCCTAAATCAGGTCTTTTACCATAAATGCTTTCCAGTGTATTAGCTACTGAATCGGGAACCATCCATCTTCTGCTAAACATCACCGTTGGCTGATTATTCATCGGGTCTAATGTAGCAAATGGCTTGCCCTCAAATGCTGGCCCAACCTGAGGAATCCGCCATCCCTCTGGCACAACTCCCCCATCAATTGGTCTAGCCCATTGGTCTCCCATATTTTTAAGATAAGTAACCAGTTCCATCTGCTCTCTATATTTCACGCCTTGCATCCTTGATATTTGCCACTGTTGATAAGGATTCCAGGATAGAGGCTCAAAGCCCAGTTCCCTCATTTCAAGATAAGTAGCATTTACTCTAGGTAGCTTGAACGACGGGGTTCGCACCAGTGGTCTTCCCTGATTGATATTAGGTGTAGCCCCTTGGGGGGGTTTCCACCCCCTGTAAAAATAATCCTCAACGGTAGCCATCTCAGGGTCAAAATCTAGTCTAGATGATTGTTCCCAATCAGTTAACCCCCTTAACTCATCATAAATCCCCTCCAATCCCTTTGGGATTTTAATCTCTCCTGACGCTACTTTGCTCGGATTATGAAGGGCATTATACAGCTCATCCATCTTGGCAATATGATTAGGCATTACTACTAATTGTCCTCTTGTTGCTATTCCAATCCCTGCTTTCTTTAGTTTCTTGTTGCCCTCTAAAACTATTGCCTTTGTCCGACTCTGCTCCGTGCTAATAGCCCCCTCGTGAAGTCTCAATAAGGTTTGGTTTGGTCTTTCACCAATCGTTGCTTTATCAGCAATCTGTCTTAAAATATCTTCAGGTTGCTTGCTGGAAAAGATTGGATTATGCCCCCCAGGCGGTGGCACGCTAGGTGGAATATCACCAACAGCCCCTAACATTGTATGAGCTACCCTTGCCTCTTCGGGTGAAACACTTGCTGGGTCAATTCTGCCCCGTTGTTGTATTGCCTTAATTTTTTGAATAGTTGGAGCTTCTGCCTCAGCTAATTTCACTTGTGCAAGTAAATCTTCAGCGTCAGAGCGCAATGCATCTATCCTAGCTTCACTATAAACTTTTAATTGTTCATCCAGTTGTTTGGTTATATATTGAGGAAAGGCATTAGTTTCCCTACCATGAAAGGGCATTGAGCGAAGTCCTAACTCCTCCTGTATTTCCGCAATAGCAGTATCAAGTTGTCCCAAGTTAGTCATCCCTGCTACTTCCCTTTGTGCCTCTAGTCTGGCTAATTCAATAGATAAATCAGCCCTAGTTCCCTGTCCAGCAGGCAATCTTCCCTT